TTGTAGGGAGTACTTCAAAGGGCAAACAGCAACGGAAGCCGCGATAAAAGCAGGATATACAAAGGATAGAAAGGGGGCTAAGACTCAAGGCAGTGTACTACTGAATCATAACCCACTCGTAAAGAATTATCTCATTGACTTGGAAATAGCAGCCGCGGAACGCGACCAGATTTCCTTAGAGAATCATCTCGGGACTCTACACGACCTCAGGGAAGAAGCCAAGGACCAAGGACAGATATCCGCTGCCATCACAGCAGAGGTACATCGAGGCAAAGCGGGTGGACTCTACATCGATAGACGCGAGGTATTGACTGCAAAGATTGATTTGATGTCCAAAGATGATATACTCACTCGACTCGAACAATTAATAGAGAAACGTACAGGCGGTCGAATCATCGAAAATGAATCTTAGTCTACTCTATCGCTCTACTCTATCCATCGGTCCGTCAATCCATTTACACTAACACTTCCACGAATCTAAGATTTCTGGAGCCTCAGGAAAACGCAAGGGCTAATCCAGGACTCATTTTAGTGCTTTACTTTCTTTGTAATCCAGGCAATAATATACCTAAGTAGTAAATGGGTTTACTACTATTAACTAAAACGAAAAAGGTGATTAAATTGGAAACAATAGATAAAAACTTTAAAGCAGGTGCCCAAAAGGGTTCGACTAACTATAACCAAAAAGTGATTTTGGTAGCTACTCCGAAAGGAAAATTTCCACCCCAAGCTGGAAAAATAATCGAGGCATTACTAGCCGCTAAAGATTATACTTTGACTGTGGGCGAATTAGTCGGAGTTGACGGTAGTAAAGAATCTGCCTTAGAAAAAGTTGGATTGGAAACAGTCCAGACTCCTATGGATATTTGGAGTCATTACAAACCTAGATTACTAAAAGAAAATCTAGTTAAACTCGGTTAATCTTTAATCGTCTTAAAAGGGTGGCTTCGGCTGCCCTTTTTTGTGCTCTACTCTAGTCTACTCTATCCGTCGCTCTACTCTATCGGTCGGTCTACTCTACATTTACATTTACTCTACACATACACTAACATTCCCACAGAATCCCAGGAATCCCAGGAATCCCAGGAATCCGAAGAATCCAGGAAAATCTTAGAAAATCTTAGAAAATCATAGGAATATATATAACTGTTTATTATATTAACTAACTATATATATAGCTAAATAATTAGTTAATTAGTTATTTAGGGTATTTACATACATATATATTTTTGCTTTAATTACATTATGGAAAACAAAACAAAAGGAACTGCTACTCCTACAAATGTAGCAAAAAGAGGGGTTAGCAAATACGCTAACAGAGTTAAAGCTGGTAAAAGTGCTATCAATCCTAAAGCAACATTATCTCTTAATGATAGTGCTTTAGATAAGGTTTTTGAAAAATTACCTGCTCAGATACAACATATAATTTCTATATGTTCTAGTTATGGTGGTGTTGCTACTATTGAACAAATAAATAATGCTTGGGTTGATGAGCGTATGAACGCTAATGAACAATATACTCAAGATGTATTTACTGTTCTTGGTCATTACCGAAATACAGGTATTAAAAAGTTAGATAATAAAACTATCTTTCAGCTTGAACTTGTAAAACTTAACTAATTAATTAACTAACTAAAAAGGGCTAGTATTGGAGGTACTAGCCCTTTTTTTATATCTATTTTATATAACTAAAAAGTATATACCCCCCTATTGACTAGCGGGGGTCCTGCCCTCCGCCACACCTTAGATACGCACCCTTAATTCGAAGTAGTTTACAAATAAGTCCCTATGAAAAAAATTTTGCGAAAAAATTTTTGCAGATTATACTTTCGGCATGGGTTTTAAGATGAGCTTAATTTTAGGAGTCCTATTGGTAGCTACTGTGGCGGGGTCAGCAGGGTATATAAAATACTTACATGAACAACTTGCTATTGCCTTAGGTAATCAGATAGTATTAGAATCTAAAATAGAGGAGCAAAACGAATCCATAGATAGATATATAGAAAATCAAAAAATTACGCAAACTAAAATAAATATGTTAGAACGAGAAAAAGCAGAAGCAGGAAAAGAAGTAAAACGTTTACGTAAGATTTTTAGTGAACATGACTTAGGTAATTTAGCTTTAAATAAACCGAAGTTAATAGAAAACATAATTAATAAAGGAACTAAAGCAGCTATGGACAAATTAGTCAATCTCTCCTCACCAAAGTATGAAAATACTGATAATCTCCTTGACTAGTTTGTTTGTCTTCGGAGGCTGTACACTGCTTCCGAAGACCCCAGTAGAAGTAAAAACTATTGCTAAACCTGCACCTTTGTATCATCCTCCGTTACCCCCCGAAATAGAAATATTACCTGTCAACTGGAGGGTTATGACACCAGAGCTTATGGAAGAATATTTAGAAATGTTTAAAAAAGGAGACGCTCCTGCTATACCATATTATTCTTTAACGACTCAGCAGTATGAGAACTTGTCGTCTAACGTCGCGGACATTACCAGATACATTGAGAATATTTTAAGTATAATAAAATATTACAGGAGTTTAGATGAGGAAAAGCAAAAAGAAGGAGGAGCCGAGTAATCAATATTTAGAAGTTATTAATAATAAATATTGTTACTTTGGACCTGATTACAAATTTACCCTTACAGATGAGAAATACCATAACTATGCAACATTAGTTATAAATCCTTCTCATATAAAAATTGTTAAAAACGAAACTAGCAAAAGTAACCAAGAGTTAAAACAACAAATAGTTAATGATTGGTTTATAGAAGAAAACGAAAGTACTAGAGATAGGAATAATCGTAAAGCTAGAGAGAAAAGGAATGGGAACTAAAACTTATATACACGTAAACCAACATAAAATAAGAGCTAATAAAAAACATGGTACAAATGAACCAGTTATTACTATTAAAAAAGGTAAAACAAATACATATTGTCACGAAGTAAAAATATTAGGAACTAGTACTGTTAAATACGGTGGTAATGAAAAACCAATCTTATCTTGCGGTGCACGGGTCGTGATAGAAACAGAAGGACAAGTTGAAGTAGTTAAATAAAATACAATGGGAACTAAAACTTGTATATCTTGTGGTAAAGCTAGAAATACTAATAAATTTGTTAAAAATTTTAAGTTAAAGAACGGTCAGCCAGGATTTCGTAATGTATGTAGAGAGTGTGACTCGTTAAGAAGGAATAAATTTATAAGTAGTACACCTTATGTTTATTTAACTAAAGTACATACTCAATCTAAAAGTAAACGTTCCAAAGATATGGAATGGTCAATAACTGCGGAAGACCTACATGATTTATGGGATGAACAAGGTGGGCGGTGCGCTCTCAGTGGTGTATTTATGACCTACGGTAAAGACGGGAATGGTGCTAAAGAATTTAACGCGTCCATAGATAGGATTGATTCGTCAAAACCTGTATATTCACGAACCAACGTACAACTGGTCACGTACCGCGTAAATATCATGAAGCACACACTGACCGAGGACCTCTTACTTTGGTGGTGCCGTAATCTTATAGCCAAACACGACAAAATCGATTAATATAAATCGCGACATTAACACCACCCAAGTGTTAAAGTACTTTACTTATGGCTGAACCACAATTTAAACCAGCGAGACCACCTATAGAGCAATTTCTATCAGATGTTCGTGGTCAGGGAATATTACAAACTTTAAACCCTAATTTAAAAAACGACCCAGTATTTCAAAGAGTTTCTTCAGTTTTAGACGCTATCGTACCAAAGCCTGACGACCCGTTGTCCGTCGGTGGTGGAAAAGTAGCTGCTGGATTTTTTAGTAATTTACCTACACCGTTAGCTAAAAAAGTAAAAGCTACGATGAAGAAAATAGAAGATTTAGAATTAAAAGTAAAAAGAGAACGAGCAGCATTAAAATCGGATGGAAGACCCGCTTCTACAGCTTTAGAAAAAGCGGAAAACTCATTAAAAGCCCAAAACAAAAAATTAGATAAACTGTTTGAAGAGGGTGGTGTAAAAGGTCCTCCTCAAGTAATTAAAAATAAAGAAGAACAATTAGCCGAAACATTAAGAAAAGATAATCTATATCACGGTGGTATAGCAGGATTAAAAACTGAAGCGGGTGAACCATTTTTAAAAAGACCATTAGCAGCTACGGATGATTCAGGAGTAGCTTTATCAACAGGTGGTATTTATTCGGTATTAAATGTTGATGACCCTAGATTTTTTAATTTTGCTGGTAGAAATATCAACCCTAATAAAGCAGGTTACGTAGTTTCACCTGAGTTAAGAAGAACGGTAGACGCGGCAGATATGCCAAAAGATTTACAAAACAAATTATATAATAGATTGTCTGAATTACAACAAGTCGATGACTTCGGAGGACTAACTCCTTTAGAAAGATATACTTACTTTAATATTGCTAAAATTTTAGGCAAAGAACCGATTAAAGGTTCAGGATTAGTTCCAGGAGTGTTTCAAAAAGAAACTGGAGATATTTTCAGACAAGAAGGATTCGATTCTATATTATTCCCCAGACGACCTAAGTTCAAAGGTGAAGGTCAAACTTTAATATCTGTTGCTGACGACAACTTGCGTATAGCGGATGAAATAAAGTATGATGAGGTCGCTGATTTTATTAGAAAAATGACTAAAAAATAAAATGCCAAGGAAAAAAGAAAAGTCAATTAGACGTACTACAGGTAAAGGCGGTAATTATAGACCGACTAAAGCTGGTGCGGGTATGACTAAAAAAGGTGTTGCTGCTTATAGACGTAAAAATCCTGGAAGTAAATTAAAAACTGCTGTTACAGGTAAAGTTAAAAAAGGTAGTAAAGCTGCAAAAAGAAGGAAGTCATATTGTGCACGTTCAGCAGGACAGATGAAGAAGTTTCCGAAGGCAGCTAAGAATCCTAATTCAAGATTAAGACAAGCAAGACGAAGATGGAAATGCTAAATGCCAAAACATAGTAAAAAAGGTAAAAGTAAACGTCCAGGATTATGGGCGAATATTCATGCAAAACGTAAACGTATAAAAGCTGGTAGTAAAGAACGTATGCGTAAACCAGGAAGTAAAGGTGCCCCAACTAAAAAGAATTTTAAACAAGCAAGGTCAACATCTAAGAGAAGGAGGTAGATATGGCTGAAAAAAGAGCAAAGAGAAAGAAAAAAGCTGCTAAAAGTGGTGCTAAACCAACTAACCCAGCTTTGTATGCTAGAGTAAAAGCAGAAGCTAAACGTAAATTTAAAGTTTACCCTTCAGCATACGCTAACGGTTGGTTAGTAAGAGAATACAAAAAACGTGGCGGTGGTTACCGTAGTTCCTAATGGCTAAACCTAAAGGCGGATTAACTGCTTGGTTTGGTAAAGGACCAAAAGGCGATTGGGTAGATATAGGAGCACCTAAGAAAAAAGGTAAGTTCCAAAAATGCGGTCGTAAATCTGCTAAAGGTAAATCTAAAAGGAAATACCCTAAATGTGTTCCACGAGCTAAAGCTAGAACTATGACAGCTGCACAAAGAAAAAGTGCGGTACGTAGGAAAAGAGCAGCAGGGAATCCAGGAGGCAAACCCACTAACGTAAGAACTATTGTTAAAAAGAGGAAAACTAATGGCAGAAAAAAGAAAAAAGCGTAGTAAATTAAAACAACTTACACAAAGACAAAAAGATACTTTGAAAAGACATCAAAAACATCATACGGCTAAACATATGACCGAGATGAAAAAATTGATGAGAGCGGGTAAGACTTTTGGACAATCGCATAAAATTGCGATGAAAAAAGTAGGAAAATAAATTGCCTGAAAACTTCAGAGAAAGACTTCAGGCTTTAAAAGAAATTGATATTTCTAGTTTTTCTACAACAGAAGCAAAAGAATTTACACTGCTTTTAGAACAACTAGAAAAAAGAGAACATCAAGAAAACTCCACTAAAGATTTTTTAGGTTTCGTAAAAGCAATCTGGAAAGATTTTATTTCTGGAGACCACCACGTAAAAATGGCAAAAGCATTTGACGATATTGCTACGGGTAAATTAAAAAGATTAATTATTAATATG